TACTTAATAATATGCTATTATACCCTGAAATAACATTATTAGCTGAAGATATGTCTGGTAATGTTGCTCCATCTATTTTAGGATTAAAAACATTTTTCGGTATTAAATCATGACCTGGTCTCTTATTAACTGCCCCTGGCTTACTAAACTTCAAATTTTCAACATTTTTAAAGGATATAGCGTTAAATTCGTCCGACTTTGTATCTATGCCTGTAACTAGTTGTAAAGGTATTTTCTGTTTTTGTAAGGGCATATATTACCTAAAATACGTAAAGGGTTATTGTAATTGCTGCAGAACTATTAATCGTTAGTGAATCAGCCGTAATTGCCGTATCCCATATTTGGGCGTTAGCAGATTTTCTTACAACAATGTAGCCAACAGGTTCTCTGCCTAGTCCGTGGTTTATAGTTGCCGAAGTATTCACTGAAACATTTTTAAGTAACACGTTATTAAGTAGGGAAACTTTATCAAGTTCGTTAAACTTTTCTCCTACGTTCTGCTGTATAGTATTAAGTATACGTTGAGTCGCACTATTATCTGATAAGTCTTGTAAAGATACGTGCAACTTTCTAAACTGCATGCTTACTCCCTAAAGTAAAAATACTCGGACGTTTCTGCGTATATATCACTTATGCTTTCGGGATTAGCAGCGTCTCTATTTTGGGCCATGTTTTCAATGCGTTTACGCAAATCTAGTTTTTGGGCCGCTAAAATACTTACGTCTGATTCTTCCTTCTGTGCCATTTTGATAGCTGCATCAGTTATAACATATTCTGAGTACTGATTCAAGTCATTTAGTGTGTCGCTATCAGAGGTTAACTTAGTTGCTACAGGTACGTACCACAGTTTAACATCATAAGTGTTATCTGGGGCCGGTGAAAATGAGAGGTTGCCACCTACTAGGCGATATCGAAACTCAATGCCAAATACCACAAAGTTACTTAGCCCTGTCTTATTATTACGTTCATTAAAGTTGAATGGGCGTAAAGTGGTATAGTCTCCACCATTTAAGCGCACGTCAACGCCTTTTAACTTATAAAAGTCTGTAGGTAACGTGTAATCAGCGGTATTTGCCGTAGTATTAAAGCTTGTGCTTTTTAAAAAGTATTCAGCGTCATAACACGCTATAAGCAGGTCATGAAGCTCAGCTATACTAGCGTTTATATAATTATTAAGCTCGTCATCAGAAATAAACTGAGAGTTGGCCATATCAGCCCTATCCCTAGCCTGAGTTCTGAGCTGCAGTAGGGTAATGCTCATTTAGGCTTACTCCTGCTCTTGGCTATCAGAACCCATATCGCACATTTCCATTAGGGCTTTAAAAGCCTCTACTACTCCCGAAGCATCTTTAGCGTTAACAGCGTCAATAAGTTCTTGAGCAGCTGTTTCCGGACCCATGTTTTCTTCCTGTTTGCTTTCCATAGGACCTTCAGCTTCTGGAACGGGCATACTTCCGCCTTTAGCTTTAGCGATTATTAGAGCAGCCATTTTTTTCTTATTATCGTACATTTTATACATCCTTTAAAAAGTTAGGAGCGGAACCCAGAAAGTCTTATGCATAAGGGTCTGTTCTGGGCTTACTTCCGCATTAATTAAGCTACTGTAGAATCTTTTAAGATAGCGCTGATATGCAACTTAGAAGCAGATGTTACGTTTGCTACAGCTGCGCTAGAAATATCCCAAGTTTCAACAACTATAGTTTTAGCAGAAGAAACGTCTGTAGACTTTATTCGGGCTACGATGTCTTGTGTGCCTTCAAAACTGATATTTAGAGCTTTTAAACTCTGGTATTTATCAGCTAGAGTGATTGTGTACTCGCCTGTTGCAGTTTTAGTTACAGAAGCTACTAAGCTATTGAAGTTATGAGAAGTTACAGCTGCACTTGAGTTCAAAGAAACGATGCCTGCTAGAATAACTTGTCTCTTATCCATAGTTAACACGAACTGATTAAAATATCTATTTGCCATTTTGTATCCTTTTCGAGGTATTTACCTCACCATAGGCGTAATTGCCACTATATACGCGAAATTATATAGTTTTTAAAAATTGCTGACTTTTAAAAGAAAAAGGCCCTGTTTCCAGAGCCTTTTAAAGCTTTTAAGTGCTTTTTAGTGATTATAAAACTACCAAGTGATAGCAGCGTTGTATCCAGGAGCCCTACAAGCTAATTGAGCGTAGTAAGCCATTCGGATTTCAACTGAATCTGAATCAGAGTTACGTAGCATTTTTAAGCCATCCAAATTCTGGATTGTAGGAGCTTTACCTAAGCTATGAAGCTTCCAGGTATTAAGTTGCAACATATATCCTTTATCAGCAGGACAATCTTGGTCAGCGATAACGGTGATAACGCCACGAGGTCCGTTAACTTTAAGAGCTTGAAAACCAATTTCTCCAACCTTTAAATCAGTATACAGCAACTTAGCAGAAATAGTTTTTTCTAACTCGTTATACTTGCTATAAGGTACGAATAGGTGAGAAGGAGTTCCGCCTTCACGAGCTACTAGAGACGCACACTCGATGATAGCTTCTTCCATAGGCTTACCAGGTGCAGAAAACTGGATTCCAGCTAGTCTAGTTGGGTCAACACTTCTATCCATGCCAAAGAATGGCGTATTGGTAACAGAAGCAGGTAACCAAGCAGCTAAACCTTTTAATTTACCGTCATAATCTCCGTCAGTAAATATAAAGTCGTTTCCAGCTAAACCAGTAGCGTCATCAACAGTAACTTTTCCTAATACTCGGTCAACTGCAGTAACTAGAGGCTTAGTAGATTTAACAGAACCACCACCGTCAGCAGTAGAAAAGTTTAATTTTTGGTCAACTTGGAAGTTAACAACGTCTTCTACTTGTGAAAGAGTAATTGTCAATGTGTTGATTGAAGCGATTTTACCGATTTTACCAGTTCCAGAACCGTAGATAGCGTTAGCTAAAGACATACCTAATTGAGCCATACCATTATCAATTTCGAAAGTAGTAGCTTCCATGAACGCATTAGCGTCACCTTTTGAAGCTTCGATAGTCTCGTTATCAATAGAAACCAATTGGTAATCTTTATTTCTAGTGATTGTGAAAGCCTTGATTTTACCGGCAGTTTGGTTAGATTTAGCATTGGCGAATGCCGCAGAACGTCCTTGAGGATTTCCGTAGATTACGTCAATAACCTTATTTTTGCCACCAAAGTTTTCGTCTTTAGGAAGTAACGCCAAAAGAGGATGGTTAGGGTAAGTTAAGTTTTCAATTTTCTCGGGGCTATACAGGGTTTTCAAACCATCTGCAAAGCTTGTCATGTCTAATTGTGCCATGATAATATATTCCTTTGTTTAAGTTATGTTTGGGTTTATGCGCTTTACGACAAAAACTTAATTGTTTTTGCTACTTGCGCGATTTCTTCATCCCTAGTCATTTTACGGCTAGTACCTCTGGGAACTTCGGTAGCTAACTGGTTTGACAGAGTCATGCTCTGCTTTTTATCGCTTTGTTGTTTTGCCGGTGTAACTGGCTGCTGCGGTTTAAATTTCTTCGCTTGTGTAAGTTTTTTCGCTTCTTCCTCAAGGTATTTTTCAGCGTAGTCTGCAGCTTCTTCTACACTTAGTAAACGCCCTTCGGCATTATAAAATTGTTCAGCTACTTCATATATTAAGTCTGAAGCGGCTTCTTTATCGTAAGTTATGTTAAGTAGTTCGTATTTATCCATGTTTCCAGTTACGTGCTCACCTATTTGGGCTTTATACTGGTTAATGGTTCTACTTTCTACGTCTTCTTGCTGTTTTCTTTCCTTTTCAGCAAGTTGCGCTTTTAGGCTTTCTAAATCGGCTTTATACGCTGATTCTAGTTCGGACCTAACACGCTGTATAAGCATTTCAGGAGTAGGATTCTGGTTGTTCAATTGCATATCAGTAAGTTGTTCGAAGGTTAAGCCCTCTTCTTCAAGTTTCTTTAGGGGACTTTCTTTAATACTACGTTTGTAGCCTTCAAATTCCTGCTTAAGTTTCTCGTTTTCAGCTTTTATAGCTTCTAGCTGTTTAGCGTAATCATTTTGCTGTTTTACTAACTCGGATTCTCGGGCCTTAATAGCCTTTTCTTTCCTTGTTAGAGCCGCAAACTTACTAGAAAGTTTATCTTCTAGAGGTTTAGGTGGTTCTACGGGTTGCGGAACTTGTTCTGTAACTGATTGTGCAGTTTGTTCAATAACTTGTTCCGTGCTAGATTCTACGACAGCTTCTTGAGAAACTTCTGACATATTTACTCCTGGTTATTGCTTAAAGAGGGGAAATGCCCCTATATACGTAGATATTATATAGTTTTTAAGTTTTGCTATTTTCGGTACGCTTTTTTATCAGTGCTATAAAACTTGAAATCGCAGATGTCCCACGATTCCAAATGTTTTTTAAAACTGTTACCATCTGCTACTACTTTAGCTGCCCTAACTCTTTTATTAGCCTGCCTTTTTTTAATCTTACGAGCAGGTCCGTTATCAGTGTAGTAGGGCTTTTTTCTACTACGGGACATGTTAACCTTGAGCAGTGCTTACGGGTAGTAAATCACTTTGTTGGGGCGCTTGTGGTACTCCTAGAGGCTGTCCAGCCGCCATTTGCTGCGCTTGCTCTGGAGTAGGTTGCGTAGCCTGCGTCATAAGCTCGTTACAATCATCCATGAACCGACGTAAAAGGTCTAGGTTCTCTTCTGGAGCACCTTGGGCTTTATACATTAGGTACGCATTTTGGCACGTAACTAGGGCGTATGGTAAGTTCTGGTAAGGTTCTGGAGTGTTATACTCACCTTTATCAATCATTAACTCGATTTGGCGCTCAATTTCGTCTACGGACGCGTTAGCAATATCATAATATGCTCGTAAATCAGGGTAGTCCAGAAGTTTTAGGCCTATAGTTTTATCTACGAGTCCAGCCTGCATAAGTTCTTGAACTTCCTGCATACGAGATGCTGGGTCGTTACTAAGCGCGCTTACGGGAAAACACTGCATGATGTAATCGCTTTCGTCCATTTCTACTTCTGACCACGCTATCTTGCTTAAAAACTTTGAGCCTGGGGCCGACATTTGGAAGTTGTCTGTTTCAGATGCTATTTCCTTAATTGTGCAAATCATGAGTTTAGCAGCACTCATAGCAGCATCTTCATAGTTTTTACCTACGGACGTAAAACGTTCTGTTTCTAGGTCATTGTATGTACGTAGCGCCTTACCTGAATTTAGGCCTTGTGGCTTCTGGGCTTGCGCGCTTAGTTGAGAAATACCTATGATAGCATAAGCTCTTTGGTATAAACGGTCCAGATGGTTAAATAGTTCAGGGGGTATAGTTCCTAGCTTACCTTCTGTGGGAGGTGTTCCAGCATATTTTATTATTCCGCCTATTTTATTATTTAGGTGGGAAGTAACAATTTTACTAGAAGCTTCCACGAATATTTTAGGCACTGAAACAAGGTGCATGGAAACTTGTATAGTTCTTAAAATTTTGTTTATCTCAAGCTGGATACCTGCAAGCTGCTCAGATATACCTTGTCCGAAAAATCCTACAGGTCTATCATTCCACTTGAAGAAAACAAACGGAAAATAGTCTTTATCCCATTCTTCGTCAAATAAGGTAACGTTGTTTAAGCATATTGCGTGTCGACCGTCGCTAGCTTTTTTGCTAGACGGCAATTTCCAGGATTCTACAACTAGAACCATGTCTGAGTTCATGTTTACGGTAGCTTTATGGTTTTCTTCAAAGCTTGTGGCAGCTTGCTCAATTTTTGATTTATATTTAGGAAACATGCCTATTAAAACATCTCTATTAATCCATTTACGTTGATGAATTTGGCGAGGAGTGCCGTAAAACGCTTCTTTCTGGTCGATGGTTATTTCGTCTATGAGAACGTGCTCAACGCATAAGTTATTTTCGTGTTTAAATATTTTAAGGCAGCCTGTACCTGTTATGCAAGCATGTTTAAAGGCTAAAGAAGCTTTTTTATAATACTCTGTGTGGTAAAATGCACCATCTAAAAACTGTGTTAGCTTTTGGGCTTTACGCTTAAGGCTCCAATTTCCGCCATCAGTTAAGAAGTATGGGCGGGGTTTATTTTTTGTTATTTTAGAAACTGCAGTATCAATCATGCTTTGAACAATGTTAAAAGTTACACGGTTTTGCGTACCCATAGAATTATCAACGCGGTTTAAGTTGAAATTAGCTATGGAATTATATTCGTGGTTAGAGTACAAGCGAATATTACGTATGTTTTCAGTGCTAATGTAACCTTGTTCGTTTTGTAGGTGTTTAACGTATGCAAACAGTTCTTCGTGGACGTCTGAATCTGCTTTAAACCAGTAGTATGATGCTTTAGAATCTTCCATATTTTATTTCCTTTGTGGGTTACTGGCCTGTAGAGCTCCAAAAAAGCGTTTCGTCGTCATCAGTGTCTTGCTCTTGTAAATTAGTATCTGTTAGCGTTTTTGATGAATCCAGGTCTTCTTTTATGTTTTGTTTTGGTCCTTCAAAGCCGCTTAGTTGTTCTATGTGGGCGTAATCACTTAATTCGCAGGCGAACTCACCTACTTTAATGTTTTTAACTTTATTATCTTTCGCGAATAAAATCAGGTCTTTAATCTCGTTTATTGAAAGCATAGCACCTCAAGGGGGTTATGACCCTATATACGTGAATATTATATAGTTTTTTAAGTTTTGTTATTTTGGGTATTTACGGGTGCATTTTTGGGTATTTTTGGTTACTATATTAGCCTTAGAAGGGTAATTTGGTTATTATAACGTCCATTTAGGGATTTTTAGCATTACAAGGCTAATTTATAAAACGTTTAGTAATCGTCTAAACCTGAACTGTCGTAAACGTCGAAAATAGATTCCAAATCGGCGTCATCTACTCCCCATTCATCGTCGTGGCCCAGTAACTTATTTTGCATGGCCTCAGCCTGCTTTTCTTCAACGATATCCATGAACGCTTGAGTATCTCTGTGTGGCATAGGTAGCGATTCCGCTTTAGGAATATAGTGTTTAGCCTCTTTCCAGGAATATAACACGGAATCCGCGATATCGGAGTGTGTCCTCTCGGAAACTATACGAACATTATTTTTATAGTCCCATGCTACCATGTAGCAGTCTTGCTCAAAGATTGATGCTTCAAATGTTTTAAAGCGGCCAGTTCGTAAATCGTCATTTAACAGTTCAATAAATTCAAGCTTTCTCTCTTTATGTGCAGCTTCTACAGGTATACCGTGGCGTGTACGAATTTCGTCCTGAATTTTTTTACCTAGTGCTCCTGCGTCCATAACTATTTTTATTGGTTTATACTTATCTTGTAAACGTACTATTTGGTTGATGAGAGAACTTATATTTTGCTTGGGGGCAACATACTCCTCAACTAAGTACACTATTGGGTCTTTAGTGCTGTATCCTATAACAGCTATTGCGTCAGCGTCTTCGTAACCTATATCTATGCCTATAATATAGTTTAGCTTTTCAGGAAGTTCCTTAAATATGTTTAAACGTGTATCAAAGCGGAATACGAGTGCGTTATCGTCCTTAACCCATAGGCCCAAAG